GCTCGTCTGTATGTCCTGCGGTCGGGAACATATTGTAATAATCAACAAGGGTAAGAGTTGAATCTGTCCACGATCCACGAACAGTTCTAGATCTTATATATGCCTGTCCATCAACCCCAACCCCTTGCGGTGTTCCGCATAGTGCGTAATCGTCTCGGCTTGTTGCTTTAGCCGTCATACTGGTGGCATTTCCCTCTCCGATGTAGCCGTGATTTGCTGAAGTTAATGACAGACAGTTGATGATGCCGTTGCCCTGTGTGGTTGTATAGTCCCATACAAGCTTATACTTGCCGTCTGATGTCCATCCGCTTTCGGCTGAGTTAAACGATCCCATTTCTGTGACGGAATCGTTGGAGACTACTCCATACGCTCCGTTAGCCGTCATGCCTACTCCTGACGGGCATATGATGTTATTTGCGTTCTCGGCAATGTGTGAATCAAACGCAAGTACCCCACCCAATAATGAGCCGATCAGATTCTCCCTGACCTCTGTCATGTATATCGGCGATATGTTGAACTCACCCAAATCGTTAAGGTAAAGCTGAAGCGCATTAGTGATCATGTTGTCGTCTTCGTAACGTTCGACCTTGCCGCTCTTGTCCCTTAATTCTATCGTTGAATGTCCTTTGATTTTCATTTATGCCCTCCTAACTAAGCCCTAAAGCTGTCTTAAGGTCTGCGATCTGTTGTGCCGTGAGCTGTGCGAAGTCAATCACACTGAGAGCGTCAACCCACGTTCCTGCTCCGGTTAAGACTCTCTCTTCGTCTCCTGCATCCGGTGTCGGAACTCTTCCGCTTTCGCCATCTGCAAGGGGTGTAGCTCCGACCATTTCCTTTTTAGCATTCTGCTGATTTGAATACATCTGCGCATCAATGATGTCTATGTTTCCGTTGAATGCTGAAATGTCGTAAAAGTCTGTGGTCGCAGGCTTGGTTAAATTGAAATGTGCGCTCTGTGATGCCATATTTCCTCCTTTTTTCTTCAAAAGGTATATTTTATCGTTCAGCACAGAAAAGCTCAAAATCGAGCCTTCTGTGCGTTTATTTAGCCATATATGAAGCTGTTTGCTAAATCTTCATAAGTATAAGGCGTTAACTGTTCGTGCGTGTAGTTGCTGAGTGCATCTTTGTTGACAAATAGCGCATCCGTGAATCCTTGAAGGGTTAAGCCGCCAAGATTAAACGCTCCGAATGTCTCAGCTCCCGAAGGTCTCTCCGGAATCTGTAAGTTTGCCGTGACGTTTGAAGTAAATGGTCGCATCTGCAAGCTTGTAAAGCTGAGTCTTCCAATCTTGTCTTCAATATCAATGAATCCATCAAAGTCTCCGATCGCCGCAAGTCCTTGTCCGGTAATAACCGCCTGTATACCACCGGCTTTTATCTCTATCTGCCCACCATTCGCCGTAAGATTTGCCACGAACTTGTAAAGCGCCGTCTCAGCTACTGGTATGATGTACAGGAGATGCAGGATATGCTTTCCATCAATCCAAGTTTCGGTCGGCTGATAATAAGTAATCTCCACTTCGTTTAATTTATACTTAACAACGCCAATGGTCTGCCCGTTTGCGACAGTTGCACCTGTTTCCAGGAGTATTTCCGCATGGTAAGTAACGATGGTTGACCTGAGAGCGCTGAACCTAATGTAAGTAATCCTCTTGGTCTTTGTGTCTGGTATCACTATATCTTCGGTGTTCGTGAACATATAGAATTGCGTCTGATCGCTGTTTATCTGCGACATTATGCCGGATATGTCCTTATCCACCTTTGACTTTGCATTTGCAATTGCCGGATTCTTTCCTGCGCCCTTTATCTTTACGTTTGCCGATGTGCCGAAAACGTATGTGTATGAGGTTATGCATCCGACCGAATACTCTCCGGCAATGCCATCCTCAAAGCGTATTACGTCTCCAAGGTCATAAGCAGCACCACACGGGAGAGTCATCTCAAAAGGTGTATATTGTACGTTCTCAAGCGATGTGAGGATATTTCGACACATTTCCTCCTTTATCGCTTTTGAGCCGTATTGCAGGAGTGGATTGCTGCCGAGGTTATATGTTAAATAAATATCTTCCTCTGCTCCGTAGTATCTCGTGGACTTGTTTTTCATGTCTACTACAGACACACCGCTATATCTCGTTACGAATTTACTGAAAGAACCGCCGGTAAGACGATGATCCATGTCAATCGTATCAATCTCTGTTAAATTGTACGGCCGAAACACCAAAGCACCTGTTCTGTCGATAGTTGCGTAACAGGCTAGTGTTTCCGCAAGCCAAGACACGAGGTCTCTGTACGTCTCAATGTCATTCTCCGCCCATAGAGCAAGGTTTTTGTTGCCATTTGGGAGCGCCTCAACATATGCCTGTGTCATTCCAATGGTAATGCCGGTTCTCTCTGCGATATATTGCAGAAATGCCCAAGCATGGCCGTTGGTAGAGGTTACGGCATATTCTTTATC